TAGCTGCTATGTTAGCATATTTGCCAGCGCCATATCCAAGTGCAGCAGTTATGCCTTCTTCTATAACCTCCGCTCCAACATATTCTGTAAAAAATACAACGGTTTTTAAATCTCCCTTTGTTATAGTGGGTATTAAAGCTACTGCGGAGTTGTAAGCTTTTTGGTAAAATTTAAGATCAGACCCATCTTCATTTTTTAACGGTACAAGTTCTCCTTTTTCATTTTCAGTAAAGTTTGCTTCGGTAACATCTTTATAAATGTCTTTAGAGGCTTCTTTCCAATCTTCATTTTTTAAATCCCCCCCTGCTACAGCTAACATTTTTGTTAACTTATTAGTTGCATCACGAACTTGTTTTTTATTTGCTTCTGATGCTGCCTTAACTTTGGGGTCTGCTGCTCCTAATGTAGAACCAACTTTCTTACTCGCAGCATCCATTGCCATTGTGGTTAATCCACCTACGAGATCAACTACTGAAGCTGCAACATTTTCAAGTCCTACCCCTTTAAGATTGTCTATATATTTATCAACAGTTTTTTTCGTATCATCATCAAGCACTGCGTTAGTAGCGAGATCATACAAACCTTTACCAAATCTCACTTGTTCCTTAAACCCTGCTACGCTTGAATCAATTGTTGCTGTGTCTTCTACGCTTAACCCACTTTGAAACTTAAATAAAACTCTAGGATTAGTTTTTCCTAGACTTGCTAAATCGTTACCAGCGGAATCTGCTACAAATTCACCTGAAAAACTTTTATGTTTAGAATAATAATCTGTTGTGGTTACGTCTCCCCCGTTTGCAACAAACGACTCTGTCTGAGCTATACCTTGGTTAAACGCTAATACTGCTAGATCGGAATTACCTAATCGTTCTGCTGCTTTTGAATGAAAATCTAAAACGTACCCCTCTGATATTACAGGGTCCATCAGAGTTGCATCCACGCGCTCCTTATTTCTTGCGTATATATTGGCTGCTGCATCGGCATATTTATTTGCGTCAAACTGTTTTGTAATATTTCCATCTGCACCCGTTACAAACTTCGTATAATCACCTTTGTTAAGTTCTTTTTCTAAGTCGGGAAACAAAGATTTTACCCCATACCCCGGTGCAATTGCGGACACAGGTTTAATTTGGAAAGCGCCTACACCATCACCTTTTCTATTCACAATGTTTGTGCCGCCGCTACTTTCAGTCATCCAGTAGCCATGTGATATTGCGTTAGCAGGAGCGAACTTACCTGCTTTTACTATTGTTCCTGTATTATTATCCCATTTAGCTACATCTAATTCGGGTATACTCCACACAAGTTCTGCGTTTTCATTAGGTCGTAGCACAGCGCGTCCGGTGCCTATATCAACATTGGTCACGCCTTCATTAAGCACATAGTCTTCAGGAGCTAGGCCGGGATCTCCGGTGTAAGCACTAAGTTCTTTTTTAATGTCTTCAAAAAACACTTCAAAGTCGTCATCATCTCCTCTTGAGTAGAAGCTATCTATAGAATAATCATCTTCAACGAACTTGCCTTTAAGCGAGTCACTTATGTACGTCTGTACGGTTTCAGTGGCTTTTATTTTTTGTTGTATTTCTTTTATCTGGTCTTGAGTTAACGAGGTTACTGGCACTCCGGTTTCTTTGACCAACTGCATAAACATATCTTGTTCTTTTGCGGCTGCTTCTTTATCGTAATTAACTTTATTAACGTTTAACTTTTTATCTTTGCCTTCGGTAAGCCAATGAAAACGTGCCTCATCATCGCTTATATCGCCAAGATCATTGATTTCTTTATATTCTTCAACGTTGAACTCATCACCAGTCATTGCCCGCACATAGGCTTCTTGCGTGGCGTTGTCGACTTTGACCATTACATCGTCTAGTTGATCTGCGCTAGATACAAGTGTGTTTTTAAGGTCTTGGTAGATTACAGAGTCAGCTTCGATTGCTGCAAACTGGTCATTGATACTTTCTTTTAACGGGTCAGCAGCAGGTTTAAATACATCACTGTAGTATGTATCTACCTCTTTAGCGTAATCGTTAAACTGTTGTACCTTTGCGTTATACGCGTCTACTAACCCTCCGTATGAACTACTATTTGGGTCCGTAGCTTCTAAAGTTGCTTTAGCAGCATCTATTTCTGTTTTTAACCCATCTCGTGTGCTTATTCTGTTTTGTAGCTCTCCAACATACCCGTTGTATGCTTGCACATCTTTTTGATACGTTTTGTTTGCAGCGTCAATTTTGTTAGCTTGCGTTTCAGCTTTTTGGTAATCGCCGGTAACTTTATCAATAGTATTCCTTACGGCTTTATCAATAACCTTGTTAAGTTCTTGCGTTCCGTAATCTTGTAAAGTTTTGTATAAAGTGTCTGAGGCATCAGCTCCAGAGAATGTCGCATTGGCTACGTTTTGTATTGACGATGTAATTAAAGCAATTTGCCCATCCGTTAACGATCCATCCGCGTCTACAAAGCCTTTTACGGTCTGTGTAGTAACTTTAGCTTTAATTACCGCATTCATAATAGTGGCGCCAGTTACGTCTTGCCCACTAAGAGCCGCAGTTAGACTATCACTTACTATATTTGCTATTACAGGATTTTGTTCTAGGAAACTTTTTGTTGCTACTACAGGACCGGGGTCTCCAACACCGCCGGGATCTCCTACTGCAGCTCCAGTGCTTGTATCTCCAGATATTTCCGCATCAATATAGCCAAGTCCTGCTTGTACCCCTGCCTGTATACCACCCGTAACGAAAGCTTTAACAGGGTCTCCTCCACTTATTGCGGCACTTGCTGCAGCACCTGTGCCAGCACCGACAATTTGTGCAGCGGTTGCTGCTGCTGTAGTTGAAGCTCCTGCCGCTGTTGCCGCTTGCCCTGCGTACTGCCCTCCAACTTTAGTCGCGCCAGCCCCTACTTGACCTGCTATATATGCTTTAGCAGAAGCCTCAAGGATGTCACCAATATCCCCTCCTTGTATTGCTGTATCTGCGCCCGACACCAAGGGTAACGCCCACCACTGACCAGACATGGCAGCGGCAGTATACGCAATAGCTCGTATAGGGTCATCTAAAACAGCATCTACAACATCAGTAATAGTGGTAACTACTGGATCAATTATCTCATCGACAACCCAGTCACCTACATCAGTTATAGCGTCACCAATCCATTTAATAGGTTTAGTAACAACTTTACTTACGCTCTTTACTGCTTTTCGGACTGGTTTATAGATAAAACTCATATTAAGTTATACCCTGCAACGAATCTTCACCTATTTTAACAAAAACAACATAATCATTATCTTCACCTTCATATTGACCAAGCCCCATCTGAGTGTCGGTTTTAGTCAGTCTTTTTTGCATCATTTTTATTGCAGGGACTAAAGCATCTCCTTCAAAAGCAGCATGGTAATGAGTGATGCCTTTTTCCTGTAAATAACTAAAATACTGCAAAACATTACGTATATAATTTCTAGCTGTATCTACATTTAACGGACGCCCTACCATCTTACTTTTATTTTTACCCTTCCCTGTGTGACCTATAAATACAGTGTTACCTATCTGTGTTACATCTGCTTCTGGTAAACTTGTTTCTTCTACAATAGCTAGTAACGCTTGCTCCATTGACAAGTCTTTTCTTAACTCTTCTGCTGACATAGTTATTATAGTCGGAATATCCAACTCTTCTTTATTACTATCAACAACTTGCATTAACTAATCTCCAACACACTAGCTACTACATGTAGTCGGTTTGCAGTGGCTGCAGTAACTTTTATTATTTCACCAGTTTGTATCACAAGAGGAGCTGTCAATAGTTCTACTGTATTATTTGCACTAACAGCTTTAGTTTTAAACATACTAAATGTAGCAGGAGAGGATTCTGCATCAGTTATGGTCACGGTTATTGTATCTGCATTTCCAGAATCTTCAGACACGAGTATAGATTTTATTACACCTGTAGTAAGTGCGGGCGCAGTATACAACGTGGTAGCACTAGTAGTGGTAAGATCTTTTTTTGCATTTACATATACGTTTGGCATTAGCTTAAAAACCACCCTACTGCTTCAGCTCTATCAGACACGGTAGCGTTACGTATTGCTGTGTCTAGCTGTTTAAAATACAAACGAAGCACGTTGTTAAACTGTTCAAATTGCTGTTGATTATATTCTTCAGGTGCATACGGTAATGCTGGAGCGCGAAAAGCTACCCCATAATTTGAATTATCAATCGCCATTAACGCCTCCCATCTGGTCGCATATCGAGTCTTGGCGACCCTAATTGCCAAGTAACTCCTTCTGCGGAAGACTCTAACTTCATGGATAGCTGTCTACCTCGCACTCTGATGTTTATTTGATCTGTAAACACCTCTACAGGAGATGTAGCTGTACGGGTTACAGTGGCATTACCTACTCCACCAACTGACGCGGGAGAGTGCCGTCCAGAACCAGAATTAGTCATAGGATTCAATGTCATAGTTACTACAGGATTAGTAGCTGTAGACCCATCAAAAGTTATATCAGGAATAATTCTATTTATGTGCATAAATTTATGCCCGTCATCTAGATCAAAGTCAGAAGATTCTACAAACGCAGTTATAGCAGCCGTAGTACCAGTTTCGTTATCATCTATACCACTCTCGTGATCTACTAAATTTAAAGTATAAGTAGCTGCTAACGGGCTATCACGTAACCCAGAATCAAGCCATGCGGTTCTAGCTAGAGTTCCATAATACCATATGTCTTCTAAGTAATTATATATTACATATTTATCTATATTTGTTGCGGTAGACGAACAGTAAAACCACCATGCCTCATGGAATGATTCATTTGTACCTGAAAAAACTTGCGAGTATTGTGATGTGTTGAAATCGTTAAATATATATTTACGAACATCGCATTTTAATGGTGCTGTGCGTCCATCATATTTATAAAATTTATCTTTACCCATCCAATAAGCAATACCATTTGCATATGCCACAGCATTTTGAGACGAGATAGATATGTTTTCTCCAACAACAGACGCAGACCACACAGCAGGGGCGCCCACATACTGTAACGAATATAGTGATGAATCTGTCCAAACAAGAACTTCTTGACGTGATTGAGAAGCGGCTACAATTTTTGTGCCTCTTGATAGACGTAAACTACCAGCTTGATTTGTAGCTGATGGAGTCCAATTTGTAGCGTTTTCTTGGTCTGACCATCTAAGTAATGTTGGATCTAGCGTGGAACTACCTAGTTCGTTAGTACCGAAACAAAACACAAAACGATTAATATCAGACACTAGTATAAGATTTTGCACTGTAGGTACATCGGAAGCACCGCTACGGCTAGATAATAGAACTGCTCGCGTTTGAACTCCATTATCAGCATCCCAATAATATATATCTCCACCCCTATGCCCAAGAATGAGATCTTCACCAAAATTTGACTGCGACCAAAATCGTATTTCTGTAGTGGAGGATACTCCCACACCCCAAGCGCCTTGCCCCCATGATCCAGCACCCCAACCGGTAATCGGAATTGCAAAAGGATTACCTACATTAATTTGATACGCGGCAGAAACTGTGCCTCCACCAGTTGCACTGGAAGTAGCGTTAGATGCAGCAGTTATAGTGTAGGTATTTGCAGCAGAGATAGAAGTTAAACTAACTACAAACTCACCATCTATAGTAAGTCCGCCTACTGCGGTAGCGTTACTAAATGTAACATAATCTCCGTTTTTATACCCACCATTTGCATCGGTTACAGTTACAACGGCAGAGCCAGAAACTGTAGTAAACGGGTTGGTCAAAGACACAGTGCTGCGTAAAGGTGTAATGTCGTTGTAGTTACCTACGTTTTCTATATAGAACTTAAGGTGCGTGCCTATCCCTATTAGGTTTTGACTACCTAAAGTAACCCAATTGTGCAAGGATCTAGCAACTCCTTCAAAAGTAGCTGTTGATATTTGTTGCCAACCACCTATTTTTTCTGGTGTGCCTTGTCTAAACCTTATTTTGTCTCCGTCATAATATCCACCCTCAGTAGTATAACGAGTTCCCTCACGGTTAATACCGGGTTTTAAAGCTATTTTTTGTAACGGCATTATTTAGTCCTCCGCTAAAGCTCTCATCCTGTCTACTAACCTTCTAGCACGATTTGGCACCTGTGTATACCAACGCGAATCTACCATTTGGTCTGCAGCTTCGTTCCAATCACCAGCATCAACTCCAGCTTTCATACCAACAAATTTTGATAGTCGAGGCCGACCCATATTAAACATCATGTTGCATAATATATGTTGCAGCTCTTCGTCAAAGTCATCAAAGTCTGAGTATAGGACTTTGCACTCATCTACGGTCACTGCAATGTCTAATGCAAACAATTGACGAACGCGCTCCTGCTCTACAACTGTGCCTACGGGTTTGCCGTATTCTTCGTCATGCTCTGTTATGAGGTGACCCACACCACAAGTTGCTAGTGCTAAATGATCTAAATACACCTCATATTTGCAGCCCTCATCTTCGGCTATTTCTTCGCGTAACTTATCTTTGTTCATTTCTTAAATCCTTTTAAGCCCCGTATACCAAAACT